ACATACTTTCACTATTACAGATAACCCTATTAGTGACATTAATATACTAAAAGCTACATTATTCAATAATAATGCTTATGACGATTATAAACTAGGACTAGGTGCTACAGCTTATGGTATAGCTGTTGGTGCTTTAACTTCATTATTGAAATTTGAAACACTAGCAGGTGTTGAGGGTGTAGATAGAGGTACTGTAGCTAGAGCTTATGGAGTAGATATATTCCCAATTAACGAAACTACTTTACCTGACGGAGTACAAGGCTTCTTTACTAACGTAGAAGCTGTTGCTGGAGATATGTATTTCTCTAACTTTAACCAATTCAGCGAATATCCTGGACTACCTGGTCTATTCGTAATTGAAGGTAGAGCTATGTTCGGTGCTGAAATCGTTAGAGATGAAGCTATTATTAAGATAGTAGCAGCTTAATAGAAAGGAGGTCAGTTTATGACTTTCTTTACGCAAGATGAGTTCGAAACAAAATACAAAGTAGAACTTGAAGATAATCAATTATGGTTAATAGAGGTCGCTAGTGAAATGATATACAGCCAAGTAGGTACTAGATATCGAAATAGTTGGACTGACGCTAACGTACCTCTAGCCATAAAAAACGCCAGTATGGAACAAATGAGATTCTTATTAGAATACGATATACCTTTTTTAGATAATAGAGGTACTATCCAAGCTGGTAGTATGACAAGTGATTTAAAGACCGATTATTCTACACTAGCTTTAAGAATACTAGCTAATAACGGATATTTATATAGAGGAAACCCAGTTAACTATAACATGGGTATAGACTTACCGTTTTAATGTTTAATGTTAATGGTATGAAAGCCACTCTAGTACAAAATAATCGTACTAGTAGCGACTTTTACGACGACCAAGATAAAACTGAAGTAAGTATAAAGGTTTGTCCTTATAATGTGGATCAAGCCGTTAAGTTTGGTTTATATACTATTCCAGAAGCGACTGGCTACTTTATAGTCAAGACTGGAACTGACGTAAAAGAGGGCGACCAGATAATCTTTGAAAATAGAACTTATTCGGTTTTAAAGGTACAAGATAATTGGTTGTGGAATAAGATAGCTAATATCAGTCTAGCGGTAAAATGAGTGATACGTTTAGTATATCTTTTAAAGTAGTTAAACCTTTACCCACTAAAGAAATATCTAATTGGGAGGATAAGGTCGTATATGGTATAGCTAGGGCGACTTTAGACTATACTAACTCAAAACAGAACTTCCCTTATAGAACTGGTGCTTTAAATAGAGCCAGTATGAGTGAGGGAGTAGTTAAAGAAAAAGTTGGTACTTACCACTTAGGAGCTAGAGGTACTAATTATGCGGAGTACGTATGGCGATATGGTGCTAATACTAACTGGACTAATAAACAAACCTTGCCACAATGGTATAACAGTGTCTTTAATAGATATCATACAAATATAGTTAATAATGCTTTAGACAATGCTAAAGGAGAATTAAAGTGAACGAAACTGATAGAAGAAATAAAAACAAAGTTCTTATTACTTATTTAAGGTCGCTAATAAAAGACTATAAGATAAAAGCTGAATATTCCACAGACGATAAAGACATTAAAGTTATAGTAGTACAAGAAGCTAGCGGTAATAAGCAAATATTTTTTGATAATAACAACGCTTTATATAACTACTTCAATATAGAAATCTTTGGCGATAATATCCAAGAAGAATACGAAGTAGCAAATAAGATTAACGATTTAATCGGACAAACAATTTACTTAGAATACGAAAGCCAATACTGGCAAATTATATTTAATCAATATACTAACCCTAGAGCCATAGAGTACTATGATATAAGGCGTGTATCTTATACGAGTACGTATCAATGTGTGGTTAATAGGATAAGATAAAGGAGGCAATTAAATGGAGTGGTATATAACTAATAGAGATTTAGTTAAAAACCTAAAGTTTAACACTGGTACAACTGAAACACCTACATATACTGGTGCTTGTACTTCTACTGAAATTAGTTTAGAAACAGAACTAGAAGAACAAAACTGGTATGTATTCTGCGACGCTATTCAAAGAAGTTTAATTACTGGTGCAAGTGTTAGACTAACTGGTACATTAAAATTAGACGTTAATAACGCAGCTGATTTAGCTTTACTTTCTAAAGTACATACTTTAATTGAAAGTGGAACAGTAAGCCAATTTACTGACAAAGTACAATTCGACTTATTAACTAGTGTGACTAATAATGTACTTACTTATACTAGTTATACAGCTGACGCAATTATTAAATTAAGTGATTTAGGAGGAGCTGCTGAAGACGTTTCTGAGTTCGGTTATGAAATTGCAATTCAAGGAACTGCTACAGTTGGCTAATAATAAAAACCTTTAAGGGTGGGTGGTGAAAAACCCACTCTTTTATTTTTTATAGAGAGGAGTGAAAAGATGAAAGGTGCTGAAATACTAACTAAGTTTACAGCCGACACTTCTGGGGTAGATAAAGCAACTAAAGGTATAACTGGATCGTTTGGTAAACTTACAAGTGCTTTTACTTTAGGTAATTTAGCCGCTAAAGGAATCAGTAAAGCCATTGGTGTAATGACAGCCAATATGGATAACGCTATAAGAAGAGCCGATATCATGAACAACTTTCCTAAAGTTATGTCAAACTTAGGAATAGGTGCTGATGACGCTAATAAAGCTATAAGTAAATTAAGTGATAGGTTAACTGGTTTACCTACTAGTCTAGATGACGCCGCTAATGCGGTACAAAGACTTACAGCAAAAAATGGCGACGTAGCTAAGTCTACCGATTTATTCTTAGCTATGAATAATGCCATACTGGCTGGTGGTGCTAGTAGTCAAATACAGTCGGCAGCTATAGAACAAATGAGCCAAGCCTATGCTAAAGGTAAACCAGATATGATGGAGTGGCGAGCTATGTTGGCGGCTATGCCAGCACAATTAAAGCAAGTTGCTACAGCTATGGGCTATGTAGACGCTGACGCACTAGGACAAGCTATAAGAGAACAAGGCGGAGAAGCCGAGTTTACCAGAATGATTAATACATTTACTGAGATGAATAAAAAAGGCGTAAATGGTTTTAAGTCTTTAGAAGAACAAGCACGTAATGCGACTGGAGGTATAGCTACTTCAGTGACTAATATGAAGACAGCTATCACTAGAGGCTTAGCTAATATGTTAAATAGCCTTAATACAGCCTTAGAGCCTTTTGGAGGTATAGGTGGAGTACTTTCTAAAATTGGTAAAGTTGGCGAAAAAGTATTTACTTCTTTAGGTAATGCGATTATAAAAATAGTACCAACTATTATGAATATTGTTAAATGGTTGCAAGAACATAAAACACTAGTTATATCTTTAACAGCTGTTATAGGTACATTTATCACCGCTTTTCAAGGCTTTTTAATGGTTAAGAATATAATTATGGGCGTTAATGCTGCTTTGAGTTTACTAGCCGCTAACCCTATTGGCTTAGTTATTGCTGCGGTTGCCGCTTTAGTCGTAGGGTTTGTAGTACTTTGGAAAAGGTGCGAAAAGTTTAGAAACTTTTTTATAAAAACATGGGAGGGTATTAAAAAAGTAGTAAGCACTGTTGTGGGCTTTATTAAAAAGAACTGGAAGAACATGATACTATTCTTAATTAACCCTTTTGCTGGTTTATTTAAAATGCTATACGATAACTGCGACGGCTTTAGAAATAAAGTGCAAGAAATAGTAGGAGCTATTAAAGGCTTTTTCGTAAACGTAGGACAATGGGCTTATAATACTATAATCGCTCCAATTATGAGTGTAGTTATGGGAATAGTAGACTTTGTTAAAAATGTAGGTTTATTGTTAATCGCTGCGGTGACAATTCCTATAGATTTTATACTTAAAAAAGTTATAATTCCTATCGGAGCATTTATTAGAGTAAATGTTCTAGATCCTATAGTTAATTTTGTAAAGGCTGCTGTAGGTGTTATAAGTGGTGTTGTAAATGTTATAGCTACTTTTATAACTGATAAAGTAAATAGAATAAAAGCGGTAGCATTAACGATATTTACTCACGTAAGAGATAAAGTCTTAAACCCAGTTAAATCGTTCTTTACAACAGCATTTAATTTTATCTGGACTAAAGTAAACGCTTTTATTAGTAAAGTTAAAAATGGTTTTAATAGAATTAAATTAGCTGTAGAAACAGTATTTAACGGGGTTAAAAGTACAATAACTAATGTTTTTAGTACTATAGCGACTACTATAAAAACGCCTATAAATGCAATTATTAAAGGTATAAATAAAGTCTTAGATAAGATTAATGATTTAGAAATACCAGACTGGGTACCTGGCGTTGGTGGTAAACACACTAACTTTAAACATATACCTCAGTTAAATACTGGTACTAACTATGTACCAGAAGATACTCTAGCTATGATACATAAAGGCGAGGCTGTAGTACCTAAAAAGTTTAACCCTTATGCTAATGGTGTAAACGGACAAACTATAGGACAAATGAACGCTCCTAAACCTAGTGTAAAAATAATAGTTAATAATAATATGGAACTTGATCCACTAGGACAAGTAGTATCTAAAATTAAAACATTTAGCGGTGGTGCTAAAAATGACTATAACTATGGACAAGGAGTGTAAGTATGAAAATATTAATAAATAATGAAGAAGTGTTATGCGATAAAAATATTAAAATAAGTGAAGAAATGTTAAACACTTCTTCTACTATCTTAAATAACGTGTACCCTAAGACATGGGAAAATACACACGATTATACACAATACTATTATCCTAAAGACTACTCACAATGTTTAATATGGACTGACAAACTAAGGGACGCTAGTTTTAGTGGTTATTCTAGTCAAAAAGGTGATATATTACCAGAGGAATACATACAACTAGATTATATCCAAAGTAATGGAACAAACCTAATAAATACTGGTGTTAAACCAGCAGCCAATATTAGAATAGAAGTTGTAATGAGTGATATGTCTACTACACAACAGTTTGGAGCTCCTTTTGGATATAGAAACGGTGGTACTAATCAAATGTGGGCGTTTTTCAATCCAGCCAGTAGTAATGTCTTTGCTGCTAGATATGGAACAACTAACTATACTACTACATATAATTATGACGGCGGCAAACACAGCTTTAAAATGGATAATACTGGCTTTTATGTAGATGACGAATTAAAAACCAGTGCTTTTGGTAGTGCTACTATTAGTGGAAATACTAATATATATATTTTTGGTGCTAATAATAATGGATCTTCACAATGGCTAATAAGTGCAAAATTATACGGGGCAAAAATGTACGAACGTGGCGAACTTATAAGAGATTTTATTCCATGTTATAGGAAATCGGATAACGTGGCTGGTTTATACGATACGGTTAATAAACAATTTTATACAAAACAAGGTACTGATGACTTTATACATGGTAATGTAGTAGCTCCAAGCCCAACGCAACCTATACCAATACAAACCTTAACTGGGAATACAACAGTAGAAGTAAATAACAAAACATATAATATTAATCTGGGTGATATAGAATTATGTAAGATAAATAATGTTGCTGATAGGATATATAATGTTGGCGAAGACTGGTTTATAGAGAAGAAAATAGGTAAAACTTCATTTACTGGGGACGAAACTATAAATAATGTATCTAATAATAGGTGGCAAACAAGACTATTAGACACCGCTGGCGACGGTTGGAGTAATGTTATATCTATGTGTAATTGTTTAGAGCCAGTATCACAAAGTATAACTAGTAGTACTAGTAGGACAAATATAATTGCTGTTAATGGAACGTGGGCTTATATAAGACTAGATAGTACAACCACTTTAAGTACATATAAACAATTCTTACAAGAAAATAATGTTATAGTCTATTACCAATTAGCAACTCCTACAACCACTCAAATAACTGATACTAATTTAATTAATCAATTAAATGTATTAATAAAAGACTTGTTATTTAGTGGAGTTGCAAAAAGAACTGGCAATATATCTTTAAACCCATTTCACGCACACTACTGCGATTTACAAATATTAGATTATAAAGCATTATTGAGTGAGGGTGATACTCTAGACTATGTAATAGCCGATAAGACAGTAGAAGAAGCTATAGACATGGTTATAGAATCAGTTAAAGATTATGGCTTTATAAAAGGTAATATAAGTATTCCAGATAACTTTAAAATGGGTACTTATAATACGCAAGAAAAAACAGCGTACGACGTTTTTCAATATATAAGCGACATAACACAAACCAAGTGGACTACAAGGGTTATAAACCAAGACACAGTAGCAATAGATTTTTATAACCCATACGATAAAACACCAGTAGGTACTATAGATAGTACGCAAGAATATTTTAAAGAAAATAATATAGTAGATATATCTTATAACTATTCGACTGAAGACTATCGTAATAAACAAGTAATGACTTCTAATGAGGTAGTAAGTTCTATTACACAAACCTTTAGAGTGTATGCTGACGGTGTTAATAAGACTTTTGACTTAGGACTTGCTATAGGAAATATATATTATGCTTATATAACAACTTCTACTGATATGATAGTATGCGACGTAATAACTAAAGCCGAGCAAGAGCAAGGTTATTCTGGGGACATTATATATACTCCTGGAGAATCTACTTTTGAAACTGATGATAAACTAGCCGAGGGAGTGTCTATAACGCTTGAAATTAATCTATTAGTACCAGGTAGACAAATAGCATTAAATGAAAATGAAATAAATCGTATAGCTACTCAAAATAATCGAAAAGGTATTATTAGTAGGTATGAAAATAGAGATGATACTAAGTCAAGTGTAGAATTACAAAGAATAGCACAGTCTTACATAGAATATAAGGGTAAAGCTGAAATAGAACTAACAGTACAAACCCATAATAAAAAACTATGTGATATAGGCGACATAATGATATATAACTCTAACGTGGAATCACTAAGTGATAATTATATGTGTAAAAAGATAGATACTGAAATGATAATGACTACTGGTGATATATTCTATACTCATGTATTTACTAATACTTATAATACTGAAAATGCTATTAATTACTTTGATAATCAACGTAATAAAACTTTAGGTAATATAAGCGACGGACAAACAATAACTAGAAACCTAGATATTGAAAATCAATTAAACATAGTATTTTTTGATACGGAGGTGTACTAATGACTGATGATTATAAAGAAAAGTTAATACAATATTCTACTAATAACTTTAAATTAAGTGAAGAGGTAGAAACTACAATAAATGGTAGTTATGACATAGTTAAAGAAACTACTATAGACACTTCTGTAGGTAGTAGTATGTTTAATTTTATAGCTGAATTATTATTAGAGGTGGATCGTAGCAATATTAGAATAAACGGTATGCTACAAGTAAATAATTCAAGTACTAAAGTTATTTATGGTGGTTATTCTAAAACTGATTCAACTACAAGTGAGGGCTTTTTAATCTTAATAGACGGTGATTATAACGGAATAACAATGCTAAGAGAATACGAAAGTGGTACTAGAATACGTGAGGTACAATTCCTAGCACAAGATGAAAATAATAATATATATGGTGTAGTAGGTGATACTACACAAACAGAACAAAAATACTTTACTATGTTAAATAACTTCACTATTGCTGAAAATGGTAGTTATGTATTGAGATTAAGGAAAAACTACTCACTAGCCGATACTTATTTTAGGTGTATAGATATAACTAAAAAAGAGGGTGAAAGTGAATACTTAATAGTAGGTTTTGACTTAATAGAAGACATAGGAATAGAAGAAAACTTAAACGGTAGAGGTATAAACTTTAAGATAAATGTAGGTAGTGCTAATGAAATAACTAGACTATACAATAGAGGCAACCTTGCTTTTCCAGGTTTTGCTATCTATTCTAACTACAACGATAGTGGCGAGCCTTACATAAAAGTAATAGCTCAGTCTATGGCTGGTGATGACTATAGAGCTAAAGTATATATAAACCAAAATGGTACTACTTCAAGTATTCAAATAATTAATTATTCAAACTTTATACTAATGCAAAATATATATAGAGTTAGACAAACTAAAGACGATAACGGAGGTATTTACTTCCAAATAAATGCTCATAATGAAGACGAGTATAGTTTAAAAAATTATGCTTTATATTATCTAGATAAGAATAATACATTACATACTATTTCTGGTGATACTAACTCATCTTATCAAGTAGCATGGACTGTTATTAATAATGGTTGGTATGATGAAAACAACGTAGGTAGACCGTTCTTGATCCAGCACGCAGCTCAATATATTGAAGAAGACGACGAAACAATAGTAGATATGGGAGGTATAGCACTAACTAGTGCTACTGACGCTCCTACTACAATGCACTCTATAACTAGTTTAGTAATGTACCCTAATTATTCTTACGAGAACTTTCCTAATCAATTAATAACCTTATCTAATAGGAACTTTAACTTATTAAGTATATTTACTATTCAAAGTGATTTAACAACTGACAGCCCAGCTAATATATTGACTATTTTAAAAAGACCAGGGCTACAACTTAATAAGCAAGATACTTTTGAAACATTTCAACCTAAGTATGTAGATATCATAAAAGATAATGAGGTAAAGTTTAGTAGAAATATATACGACTCAGTAGTTTACTCTAATACTTCTGTAGATAGTGTAGAAGTACCATATAACTACTTAAATAATATTGAGGTAGACGGTCAAAACTTATATGGTGCTAAAAACATGGAGTTTGTAGAAAACTCTACACAGTGGACTAAAAATAGGTATGAAAATCTAGATATAAACTTTATCAATAAAATAAATGTATCTAATAGAGATACAAGTGAAAATCTTTTGAGCCAAGCGGTAAGTTTAAATAAAACAATACACTATGATATTTACTTTAGTATAGGCACTGCGAATATTTTATATAGCGACGGTACTTTTGATGACGTAGAGGTTAAATGGTACCCACTAACACAATATACTTATCAAGCTACAATAAATGTCACGCCAGAAAAAGATATAGTAGGTATAGACTGGAGTTATTCATTAAATGGTATGCAATTTATTACTAACTTTGATACACCACTAGCAAGTGGAACAAACCATACCATAAAACAAAAAATAACCATTAATGACGAGTTCTATAAAACGAACTTACAATACAATGGAATAAACGTACAGTACAACGGTGAAGACGTTTACGTACAAAGTAAGGAGGCTTAAATATGGCAAAAAACTTAATAAGTGGTGATACTACCACAATAAACGAAAATGGAAATGACATAGCGGTAGAATTAAATCAAGAATATGTCGATTTTATAGATAAAGACGAATCATTACAAACTACAGCACAAACTTTACCAAGTGCTATTAATGAAAATAAAGGTAGACTAGATGATTTAATGTATGTGGAAGAAGTGGTATTGGCTTCTAATATATCTATACCTAGTATGTCTAATTATGGTAGTGGCTCAATAAACACGACTATAACACCAAAAACAGGCTATGTGCCTATATTGGTCACATGGCAGAACAATTTTAACTATACAGTCAATTTGTGGTATTTAAACTTAACAAGTAATACTAATATAAGGTGGAGAGCAGGAAACCCTACTTCAGCAGCAGCGAATAATATAACTATTCAAGTTAGAGTGTTATACATTAAAGAAGATTGTTATTTAGGAAAGTTCTAATATGAATATAACAATAGGACAAATAATAGCATTTACAGCCGCACTAGTTGCTTTTATAAAAGGTATAGAGTATTTATATAAATTGTTATCAAAAAATGCTACAACATGGCTTAAAAAAGGTCTAGAGCCAATTAATACAAAGTTAGATAAATTAGATAGCAAAATAGATAGTGTTGATATGGAAGCGTGTAAAAATTACCTTGTAAAAATGATGAGGGAAATAGAACAAGGCGAGGTTAAAGTTAATGAAAATGAGATATCTAGAGTATATGAAGTATACGATAGGTATATAAAACTAGGTGGTAATTCTTACATAAAGGAAAAAATGGAAGAACTACAAAAAGGAGGTAAGTTATGATTAAAAATATATCTAACTTATTTAAAGTAAAGACTATTATAAGTTTATCAGTTATATTTACTACTTGTTATTTAACGATAGTAGGTAAATTAGATACTGAAACTTTTATAGCTTTAGGTAGTGCTATTATCACGTACTACTTTAATAAAAAGGAAAGTGGTGATAGTGAGTGAGCAAAAAACAAGATTTTCTAAATATGGCTTTAAGTCAAGTAGGTTATAAAGAAAAAGGTACCAATAACACAAAATATGGCGAGTGGTACGGTACAAACCCAGCCCCATGGTGTGCTATGTTTATATCATGGTGTGCTAATCAAGTGGGGGTTTTGAATAAACTCATACCTAAATATAAGGGCTGTGGTACTGGTTATAATTGGTTTAAAAATAAAAGTCTTATAACAATGAAACCCAAGGCTGGAGATATTGGTTTTTTAAAACCAACTACCAAAACAGGTGTATCAAGCCATACCTTTATAGTTTATTCTGTTAGTGGTAATAAAATTACAACTATCGAGGGCAATTTAGATAATCAAGTTAAAAAAAACACCAGGAATATAACCGACAAAAATATACTAGGCTTTGGTGCTGTCCAATGGGGCAATGATCCAGTATATAAATATGTTGACAATGTAGATTATCAAGGGTTAAACGTACATAAAGGAAAATTAATAAGTAGAATAATAAAAATAGGAATTAAGGTAGAAGTTAAAAAGACTAGCGGTGATAAAAGCTATATAACTTCAACTGAGTGGGTTTATAGTAAATATCTAAGTGATAAAAAGCCAACTTTGAAAGAAGTAAAAGGGGCTGATAAAGAGGGGTTATCAGTTAGAAACAAACCGTCTATACTAGGACGTAGAATAACTCTAATTAAAAATGGTACTAAAGTAAAAGTTTACAAAATTAAAGGCAACTGGGTAAAAATATCACCAGATAAGGAGGCGTGGTCTAGTAAAAAATATATAAAATAAAAATGGTTATTACTGTTCTAAAAATTATTTAAAATAGGAAAGAGGTGAATTTCCTCCCCAATTTAGTTATAAATACATTTTACCTTATATTATGGGACAATATAACCAGAGGGCTTAAAAGCCCTTTTTTATTTCCCACAATTCCCACTAGCACTCTAGTATAATTTAATTAGAAAGGTTTTTTAAGGTTGTTTCCCCCTTTAAACTTTTCTGTGTAGATTATTTTTGGTTTTAGTTTTTTATTCTATAGTAATCAAAAAATATCCTTTCTGGCTACTTTGTAGTAGCCTAGAGTAGGTATAGTATCACCAACTTATCAAACTTCTTTATACCTATTCTAGGGTGCTGAAAAGTACCGAACTTGATTTTTCGCTAGAAAAATATTAATAGGATATGTTGCCTTTTATAGGTAGCATAGAGTAGATACATTGTTTTAATAGAGTTATAAGGTCAAGTTTTATTCTATTGTTTTAGTTGGTAGTTATGTATCTATTCTATGGTACTTATAAAGTATCAGTCTTGCAAACGGACTTAATAATGTTTGGTTTTTTTCTAAGAATTTAATTGTGCTATCTTTTATAGGTAGCGTTAGAGTAGGTATAAATCTATGGTGTGATATCACTTAAAGAGAACTTAGACACTATACTTATTCTAACGGTACTTATAAAGTACCAAGTTTGAATTGGTATAAAGAAAACATAAACCCATGTGGCTAACATATACTCCTATAGTTTTCTTTATAGCATTTACTACTGATTCAAAAATAGTTTTCTTTTTCATGCTATAAGAGGGTTTATAACCCTTTTTTGGTTGGAGGTAATATGATTAACAAAAGTAAAAGATTAAAAAATCTAGAAATAAAGCGATATTCAATATTTACCGATAATTTTGAAATATGTTATATATGTGGTAGATATAGAACTGACTTACACGAAATACTATATGGAAAGAATAGGATCAATTCTATTAAATGGGGGTTTGTATTACCTTTATGTAGAAATTGCCACCAAAAAATGCACGCTGATAGAGCTTTAACTGAATACTGGATAAAGAAGTGTCAAAAATATTTTGAGTTATTTCATACTAGGGACGAGTGGATAGATACATTTAAAAAGAACTATCTCTAGTCCTTTTTTAAATACTTCATAAGTGTAGAATAGTAAGAATCGTATAAACCACACGTTTTAAATGTTTCGGTACCGTCAGTAAATACTATTCTAAAAGTTATCATAGTTTTAGTCTTGTTTTTACCACTTAAAGCTCCACCGATAAGACCAGCTCCACCGAATAAAGCACCACCTACAGCACCCCTTACAATAGAACTACCAGCACTCTTTTTTGATTCTATACCAGTGTCTACTACTTCAGTATAATCTATCTTTTTAAATAAACCCATTATACACACCTCCTATAATAATTATTATATTTTTTAAGCTTAAAAGCAAGTAAAAATTGCTTTTTTTGTTTTGTTAAAGTAATATATCAAAACTTTAAAGGGGGTGATAATGTGATACAAATATGGTACCAGAAAAGAAATGGCGAGGTATTTCAAAGGATAAGAAGTACACCTATAGAACATAGGGTAGGGGAATATACTTCTATGGGGTGGAAAGTACTTGCCATTAAATACTTATATGGTAAAAGATTTTATTCTAAAGATGAGTATGACTATTTAATAGACAAACATTATAAAAGACATAAAAGGATCTTCATGTTAAAAAAGAAATTATCATACTTATATAAAAATCTAGTTTACTTTTTTTCTTTAATGGTAGTGTTTAGACTTTTTGAACTAACTACAAAAATATCATTTTAAGGCAAAATAAAAGACTTTTGTCTTTAAATGATTAATTGAACGTCAAAAGTGTAAACAAGTCTTATTCTAGATAAAATAAGGCAAAAACAAGTTATTTTTATTTTAGTAGAAATGTATTTTTAACTTTTTTGTAAAGTTGTAAAAAATGTATTTACTTTATAAAAAATAAGTTGTATAATTAAAACATAAGTTAAGGGAATAAGGAATAAGTCTTATTCGTTTCAGTTAACATAATATATAATTCAAGAACTGGAACGAAAAAGCTCCAGTTTTTTATTTACCTTAAAAGAAAGGAGTAGAGATGAAAAAGAGAAAATATCCAGGACTGGTAGCTGAAATGGTTATACAAGGTGAAACGCAAAAAGAACTTGCAAAAGTGATAGGGATAACACCAATGGCTATGAGCTACAAAATGACTGGTAAAAATGACTTTACTATTAGTGAAGTTGAAACAATATGTGAACATTACAATAAAAACTATTATGAATTATTTAAGTAGAAAGAAAGAGGAAATTATGAAAGAGAAAACTAAAAATATTCTAGGGGTTATGGTTTTTATTTTAATAGAAGTTATAGGAATCGTACTTATAAATTATAGAGTAGGACAACAAAACGCTGAAATAGAAACTACTCCAGCGTCAAATCAAATCGTTAGTAATTATACTAACAAATAAATTATAACATGAAATACGAAATAAAAAAAGATACGATTCTTAAATGTTGGATAGTATGGGAAGTCCACCCTAATTATTCAATAGATAGATACCACGCAAGAACGAAAAGGGAGTGCAAATTATGGATAAACAATTAGATATATTCGACTGGAAATTACAAAATACATTTAACTATGATACCAAAAGATTAAAGGCTTATACAGATAATAGACACTATTGTAAGTGCGGACACTCTGTAGTAATGCTACCTAATCAAAGAAAGAAACTTTGTACTCATTGTGGGTATTGGATATTTAAAACTAAAAAGGACGAGTTCTTATATAGGGTAAAGGAGTTAATGAAATGATAGAACTAGACAATAGATACGCTGGTTTATTAAAAGATATCAGCGACGAAATTAAAATAAGTGAAGAAGTTATCACTATTAAAGACAAGTATTATATCGAAAGCGACATGATACTAGCTTATTTAGATGAATTATTTAGTGCTTATTTAAGATTAAAAGAAAATTATGAAATATTACAAAGTACTTGTAATGAAGATACTTACGATAGATTTTATGAAAGAGGAGGCTTTCCACTATGAAAAGTACAATAGCAAAAAAGAGTGAGGGGTACGGTTATAAATATACCGAACTAGCTGATATTAATAAATACTGTGAAGAACAAGGTATACGTTATTTCCAAGAAATAGAAACTAACGAAATAAATCAAAAAGACTACATTATAACAACTTTAATAAGTTATAACGATAAAGGCGAGCCACACTTTACAAAACATAGAGGTTGTCAAATTGTAGAGGCTAAACTTTCTGGCATTAATAACCCAGTACAAGCCTATGGTAGTAGTTTAACGTATTGTAGAAGATACTCACTATTAATGGCTTTAGGACTTGCTACTGAAGACAATGACGCAGCTGATTTAACTGAAGTAGAAAATATGACTGAAGAACAAGCTAAAGAAGTTGTTATAAACTTTGGTAAACATAAAGGTAAGAAAATGGCTGATTTAATAGAAGATAAAGGCTATATAGGTTATTTAGTAAACAATATTAAAGACCAGAAGATATTAAAAGCCATAGAGGTTTTAACTGGTGAACACCCACGTAATGATGATGAGTGGGACGATAAAATAAAACTTAGTCAAAAGCTAATGCGAATTATAGTTGATAAAGAACTAGATACTGACGCTATATGCGAATATTACAAAGTAAATGAGCTTAAAGAATTAAAAGAGGATCAAATAAAAGAAATAATCGAAAAGCGAGGCTAAGATATGGCTGTATTTAGGATAAACAAAGATAAGAACTTTATAACAATGGGTAAATATCATTTAAAAGAAAAAGATATGTCTTTAAAAGCTATAGGTTTATTAAGTATTATGCTTTCTCTTCCAGAAGACTGGGACTACTCAGTAGCTGGACTAACAGCTATACGAAAAGAAAGTAAAAATAGTATTAATTCTATATTAAATGAGTTAGAAGAGTTTGGATATCTAAAAAGGGAAAAAGTATACGATAATGGTAAGATAGCCAACTGGGAATATAACATATACGAAAAACCTAAAAACCTATATCCCAAAAATGAAGATATAGAAAATGTAGATATAGAAAATGTAGATATAGAAAATAGACCACAATATAATAATATAAATAATATAAATACTAATATAATTAATGAACTTAATAATAAATACTTTGAAGATGAACGCTTAAACAATGCGGTTATAGACTGGTTGGAATATAAAAAAGAAAAAAGACAAGCGTATAAACCTAGAGGTTTAAAAGCTCTTATAAAGAAAACAAATGAATACGTGGGGGTTTATGGTGTAGACACAGTGGTAGAACTAATAGAGCATTGTATGGCTAATAACTGGCAAGGTATAATCTGGAGCAAATTAAAACAGCCTATTAGTTCTGGTACTGGTTATCAAAAGAATCAAGAACAAAATGAAACACTAGGAGGTATTCTTAATGGAAGTATCAAACTTAATTAATAATGTAGTTATGAGATTAAAAATAGCTTATCCGTCTTACTTTAGTAGATTATCTAATGAAGAGTTAATAGCCTTAGTACAAATCTATAAAGAAGAATTAAACGGATATAACGATAAAGTATTAAATAGTGCTGTAAGGCAATTAATAAGAACTAGTAAATATATGCCGACATTAAACGAAATAATAAACGAGTGCGAAAAAAATAAATCTCATAATGCAAATGAAATTATAGAACGTATGATAGCTGACGGATACTTTAAAAGCCCCCAAGAAATAGATAAGGCTTATAAGTTTATCCAAGAAGATAATATACCGAGCTGGTTAAAAGAAGATATGAAGAAATACATACCAGCTCAATTAACAAATAATACAAAAATGATAGGAGTGTAATATATGAATCGAGTTTTTTTGATAGGGCGTTTAACTAACGATCCAGAACTAAGAGAAAACGAAAAATATAAACAATGTAAGTTTACTGTAGCGGTAAATAGAATAAAAGAGGGTGCTGATTTTATCACTTGTATAGCATGGGGTAAAACAGCTGAACTAATAGATAAATATTTTAGTAAAGGTTATCAAATAGCACTAGAGGGACATATACAAACTGGTAGTTATGAAAAAGACGGTAAGAAAGTTTATACAAGCGACGTTATTGTTGAAAACTTAACTTTTATTAGTAATAACCCTATTAATGCTGAGGGTAAAGAAAAGGATATCGTAAAAGAAGAAGAGAAGAGCGATCCTTTTAAAGAGTTTGGTGAAGAAGTAGACATAGATAGTGTACTACCATTTTAGGAGGTAAGTTATGGACTTAGTCGAAGAGTTAGTTAAAAAGACTAAAGAACTAGAAGTATCTTTAAAGCAATTAAGGAAAACTGGTAGTGAATACGCTGAGGCTGAAAAAGAATATAAGATACTACTTAGGAAAGAAGTTTTACGCTTAAGGGGTGAGGGTGAGGCTATAGGTGTTATTAGTTTAATTTGTTATGGAATACCAGAAGTAGCCGAAAAAAGATTTAAAAGGGACGTAGCTTTAACTATTTATAAAGCTAATCAAGAAGCAATAAATACAATAAAGCTACAAATAAGATTAATAGAAAACCAATTAAGTAGGGAGTGGAGTTCTAATGGGTAAAAAAGAAAGATTATTAAATTATTTACATGATAGAGGAAGTATAACCAGTTTTGAGGCTTTTAGTGAATTATACGACACTAGACTAAGTGATACCATATATAGACTAGAAAAAGACGGACATAACTTTAGAAGAGAAACAATTAAAAAAGTGGGCTATATGGGTAAATCTATTACTTTCTATAGATACTGGTTAGAGGATAAGTAATGAAAGAGCAAATATTAAATAAAATATATTTAGGGGACTGTCAAATATTATTGCCTCATATATTAGAAAAAATTGACAGAAAAAAAGTGATATTAGTAAGTGATCCGCCATTTAATATAGGATATCATTATAATTCATATAAAGATAATCTAAGCGAAGAGGAATATTTTGAAGCTTTAGAGGATATTTTTGGTAGCGATAAATGTGTACTGATACATTATCCAGAACAAATATATAAGTTTAGTTTCCAAATAGGAAAGTTTCCAGATAAAGTGGTAAGTTGGGTTTATAATTCCAATAATGCCAAACAGCATAGAGATATAGCCTTTTTTGGAATAATTCCAGATTTTAATAAATATAAACAGCCATATAAAAACCCAAACGACAAAAGAATACAAAAACTGATTAAAAATGGTGCGGGGGGGGGGAGACTATATGACTGGTGGAATATACAACAAGTTAAAAATGTTTCTACCGAAAAATATAATCACCCTTGTCAAATGCCATTGGAGGTAATGAGGCGTATTATAGGAATACTACCAGAAGATAGCATAATAATAGATCCGTTTATGGGTAGTGGTACAACTTGTGTGGCTGCTAAAGAATTGAATAGAAAGTATATAGGAATAGAAGTCGACGAAACATATTTTGAAATAGCAAATAATAGATTAAATGGTATTGACGCCAAAGGACAAACCAGTATATTTACTGACTTTGATAACTTATAGGAGGTATTATGAAATATATAGCTAGTGTATCTTTTGGCAAAGATAGTTTAGCAATGCTTTTAAAACTTATGGAAGACGGTAAACCACTTGACGAGGTTATATTTTATGACACTGGTATGGAGTTTAATTGTATATACGATATAAGAGATAGGATAAAACCAATTTTAAAAAAGAACAATATTAAATATACTGAATTAAAACCTAAAGATTCTTTTTACTACACCATGTTTGAAAAAGAAGTACATAAAAGAAATGGCACTATACAAAAAGGTTATTCGTGGTGCGGTGGTAGGTGTAGGTGGGGTACTACAGAGAAACTAAAAGCAATAGAAAAATATTGTAAAGGACATTATGAGTATGTGGGTATAGCCTATGATGAAACAACACGATTAAATAAAGAACGAAAAGGAAACAAAATATTTCCTTTAGCCGAGTGGCAAATGAAAGAAAAGGACTGTTTAGAATATTGTTATAAAAAGGGGTTTAAATGGGTAGAAAACAATATAGAGTTATATTCGATACTGGATCGTGTTAGCTGCTGGTGTTGTTGTAATAAAAACCTTAAAGAATTGAAAAATTATTACAAATATTTACCAGAATATTGGAACAAATTAAAAGAACTTCAAAAGAAAACAACTAGACCAATGAAATATAACAAATATACTGTTTTTGATTTAGAGGAAAGGTTTAAAGGTGAAGTATGATAGATTTTATAATAGGTTTACTAATAGGAATAATATTTATGGTTATAATTATATTTTGTTTAATTGTAGGTGGTAGAGATGAGTGATAAAGAATTAATAAAACAATTAGAAGAAATAATAGTAGATAAACATGAAGAAATAGAAAGATTAAAAATATCATTATCAGCACAAGAAGAACTAACAATAAATGAATATCATAAGAAAGAGCAACTAGAAAATATCATAAAAGAAGTAAGAGAAATCTTAAAAAGACATACTACAAAATTCAAAGATATTTATATACCAGCAAGTGAGAGTTGGTGTTTATTAGAAAAGGTAGGAGTTGATAAAGAGTGAGTAGTATATTTATAGAGTGGATAATACCTATTTATATCATGATATTGATGACTCTGATAGTAATTATATTAATAGCATTTATATGGAGTCTATTCTTTTAAAGGGGACGATAAAGAGTAATGTTAGAAACTACACTAACAATAGTAATAATACTAATGGTTATTCTATGTATATTACTATTATTAAAATTATTTGAATAAAAGGAGTTTAAAAAGTGAAAAAATTAGTTTTAGTGGTTTTAGTTTTATTGATATATACACCAATGGTAAACGCAAAAACTTATACTAAAACACAATGTAAGAATTATGCTTACAAACAAGTTATAAAAAATGGTTGGACTAGGAGTGATTATAATAATCTAGTCAAGTTATGGAATAAAGAGAGTGGTTGGAACTCTAGAGCTTACAATAAAAGTTCTGGAGCGTGTGGTATAGCCCAAGCACTACCTTGTAAAAAAATGAGGTCTTATGGTAAGGACTATAAAACTAATTGTAAGACACAAATAAGGTGGGGCTTAGATTATATTAAAAAAAGATATAAAACGCCTACAAGGGCGTGGAATCACTGGAAAACAAAACACTGGTACTAGGAGGTAAAAATGGGTAGACCACAAAAAGAGTATGCTTTATATAAAGGCGACCAGTTTATTATGATAGGAACAGCTAAAGAAATAGCAAAAGAAAGACACGTATGTGAAAAAAGTATACAATTCTATGCTACACCTACTTACAAGAGTAGGTATAAAAATAGAAAGTATGAAAAAACTTACTTTCTGGTGGAGGTAGACAATGAATAAGTTTGAAAATATAAGGATCATGTTAAGACAAACACAAAAAGAAGTAAACGAGTTAGAAAACATAGCTATTAATTTTAGTGCTGAAATAGAACGACAAAAGACTAACGAGGATAAAGTTATAAAATATCTAAAAGATAATATAAGCGACTATAAAATAATTCAAGAAGTAAATAGAATATTAAGGGGTGAGTAATGAAGATACTATTAGAGGGGTTTATGGTTGTATTTATAATAGAGTTTATCGTAGTAAGTTATTTAGTAGTTGATCACTACCAAAACGACATGATAGACACTGGAAAGGACTGTGTATGCTGTGGAGTTTGTGCAAGATAGAGTTATATATTGGTATATGATGAGAGAATATCATGTAAGACTAGATAATAAAGGAGTTTTAAGAATAGATAAGGGTATACCAGTACGCTGGTTTTATATAATAAAAAATAATTATAAAAGTAAATGCGACATAAAAAATATAATAGTGGAGTGATAAAAATGAGTGAAAAAGAATTAAGTACATATTTTGAATTAAAAAGAGAAGTAAACGATTTAGAAGAAAGAATTAAAGATATCGAAAATAAAGACGAGTCTTTAACTAAAGTAGAACTAGTAAGTCTATTAACTGAAAAAAGGATATCGGCTCTAGAACAATATTTAGAGATAGAAAGATTTATAGAAACGATAGACGATCCAGAACTTAGAAACATAATGCGATATAGATTCTTAGATTTAAAAGCATGGCAAGAAATAGCTGATTTAATGTATATGGATAGAAGTACTGTATCTAAAAAAGTTAAAAGATATATAGGAGGGAAATAATGGAAAATGGATTTATAACACAAATGAAAGACAAAAACGGTGATATGTGGTACCACCAGATAGTTATAGATACAATAAACGAAAATAAGGATAAAATGTATCAAAAATTATTATTATATTCAAACGAATTAGAAGATAGAATAGATGAGATAAATAATCTAAACGAAAAAATATCTTTGGCTTTAGAAAGTGCCGAACATAGATTAGATAAAGCAATAGAATATATAGAACTGGCTATAAAGTGTACGCCCAGTTCTACAAGAAAAGATATTGCAAATATGATATTAATAAATCACAAAACAATGCTAGACATACTCAAAGGAGTTGATAAAGAGTGATAAAAGCAATAGTAAAATTATTATTTGTGATTGCATTATATATTTTACTTACTCCATTACTTTTATTTGCTTGGTTATGTGGTTATGAAACCCCTGAATGGATTAAAAATTTTGGGAGGAGTTGATAAAAAGTGATAATCGAAATGTGGAAAGATAGAATAGAAAGTTATAAAAATGATTATAAAGAAACTATTTTAGACTATACTACCGAAATTTGTTTATTTATAGCTTTAGCTTTATTTACTCCGATGATTATATTGTTTGACATTGTATTATTACCAATATATTTAATCGCATTTATTTTAAAAAGTAGGAGTTGATAAAGAGTGATAAAGAAATTGTTATGTAAAATAGGTTGGCACTCATTTAGTTATGATTTAGTTGAAGTACCTAACGACCCACTTCATACAGGGTATTGTAATAAATACAAATGCAAATGGTGTGGTTATATAGGTATGGTAGATAGTCAAGGAAATTTATTTTAGGAGTTGATAAAGAGTGATAACTGAATTTATTATGGAAAAATTAGATATTATTGGTAGATATGATATTCCAATAGTTTATCAATTATTATCATTAATAATTATGGTGCCTTTAGTATGTGTGGGGTTTGTGTTAGATATTATATTAATGCCAATAGAATTAATTTATATAAAATGGGTGAATAAAGAGTGAAAGAAGAACTACAAGAATTTAATATTAATTTAGAAGATATAGAAGAAAATATTTATCTATTTAATAATATAAATGAAGCAATAGAAAAAATGAAAAAAGCAACATTAAAAGATAGATTTGAGGTAGTATTAAATAATAATTTAATTGAAGCAAAAGATAAATATACAGGGTTTAGAACTATATTAGGTTGTAGAATATCTTATGATAATTTAGATAAAAATATTTCATTTATTGTAAGAGAAGATAATAAACCTACTTATGAAGAACTAGAAAGTCGATTAAAACAAAAAGATAATATCATAAAAGAAGTAAGAGAAATCTTAAAAATACATACTACAAAATTCAAAGATATTTATATACCAGCAAGTGAGAGTTGGTGTTTATTAGAAAAGGT